AAATAGAAAAGCAGCATTATCAAGATTAATAACATTAGTAGATGCTAATGCAGGTTTTGCATCCAAAGGATTTGCAACCGCAATGGCAATTGCATTATAACAGGAGGATAAATGGCTCAAGATTTTGAATCAAATGGTGCACAGATAACAAACTCAAACACTACAATATTTACATCAAATTCTGATGATGCAATTGTTGGCTTAAGATTAGCTAACATTCTTACATCAACAGTAACATGTAGTATATTTGTAAGTGAAGGCGGATCAACAACAAGATATCTTGTAAAAGATTTAAGTATACCACCAGCAAGTTCTGTAGAACTAGTTAATGGTGGGGCTAAAATTGTATTACAAACTGGAGATATATTAAAAGGTATTTCATCTGCAGCGAGTAGTGTTGATGTTTGGTGCAGTGTTGTAGACAGCATTAGTACATAATAATTATAGAGAGGTAACATGGCGGCAACAATAAACGGAGTTTTATATATAGGTGATAAGCCTGCATCTGAAGATGTATTTGAACATGCATCAACAATGGATGAAAATATGTTAATTGAAGGAAACGCAGTATTAGCAGGACCAGTAGCATTTGCTGGCACTGTTACAGTTTCTGGAACATTGGTAATAGTATAATGAGTAAAATAGAAGTAGATCAAATTACACAACAATCAGGCACAACTATAACAGTTGGTGGTGGTGCTTGTAAAACTGCAGTAGTAGATGCTACCACTGTAACTTTAGGTAGATGTGGTGGAAGTGTAGCTTTAGCAAGTGGTGCTAGTCAATCTGGATTTGGAAGAACAGGAACTGTAGATTGGCAGACAGGATCAATTAAGACAGGAACTTTTACAGCAGCTAATGGCGAGGGTTATTTTGCAGATACATCTTCAGGTGCATTTACAATGAACTTACCAGCAGGTACAGCAGGAAACATTGTTTCAGTTGTAGATTATACTAATACATTTCAAACCAACGCACTTACAATATCTCCTAATGGTTCTCAAAAAATTGGTGGTTTTAATACTACTGTGTCTTTAACAACAGAAGGTCAATCAGTAACTTTTGTTTATGTTGATGACACTGAGGGGTGGAAGAATGTTCAAGATTCAACTTCCAATATAATTGGTAATCCATTTTTATCAGCAACAGGAGGAACTGAAACAACTTGTGGAAATGATAAAATTCATACCTTTACATCACCAGGAACTTTTACAGTTTCTAAAATTTCAACAAACTGTGCATCAGAAAATACAGTTTCTTATATGGTAATAGCTGGTGGTGGAGGCGGAAGTGTACAAGGTGGGGGTGCTGGAGCTGGAGGATATAGAGAAGTCAAAACACCATTAACTCCTTATACAGCAAGTCCTTTAGATGGTTATGCTACTCCAGGAAATAGAATTACAGTTACTGCAACAGGATATCCTATAACAGTTGGTGCTGGTGGTGCTGGTGCTTGTTTTCCTTCTCCAAGAATGGGAGCTAAAGGTTCAGATTCAATATTTTCAAGTATTACATCAGCAGGAGGTGGAGGCGGTAAAGGTTACTCTACCTCAGCACCTGTGGCAGCACCAGGATTTATGAATGGTGGTTCAGGTGGCGGAGGTGCTTCTGGACCTGGTTCTTCTAATCCAGCGGGCACAGGTAATACACCTCCAGTTACTCCATCACAAGGTAATAATGGTGGAAGTTCTAGTGGAGATGTACCAAGTTTTAACGGAGCTGGTGGTGGAGGTGCAACTGCTGCAGGAACTAATAGTCCTGGAACTGGCGGAGGCACAGCAGGTGGAGCAGGAGCAACATCTTCAATTACTGGATCACCAGTTGGAAGAGCAGGTGGTGGAGGAGGTGGAGGTTGGCAAGCATCAGCTCCTGGACCAGCTTCTGATGGAGGAGGTGCAGGAGGCAGTGGTAGTTCTAATGCTGGTGTTGCAGGCACAACAAACACAGGTGGTGGTGGAGGTTCAAGTATGTCACCCGATTCAGGTAGTTATTATGCAAAAGGTGGTAATGGTGGTTCAGGAATAGTAGTAATAAGATATAAATTTCAATAGGTAACATATGACAAGCACAATTAAAGTAAACACAATACAAAATACATGTGGAGCAGACATTATAAAAGAGTCTGGCAACACAATAACTATAGGTGCAAGTGGCGATACAGTTACTCTTGCATCAGGTGCATCGCAAACAGGATTTGGTAGAACAGGAACTGTTAATTGGCAGACAACTCCTAAAACAGGTGACTTTACTGCAGTTAGTGGTGAAGGTTATTTTGTAAATACTACGTCAGGCACTATAACAATGACGATGCCATCTGGTTCAGCAGGTTCAATAGTTTCAATACAAGATTATAATAGAACTTTTGATTCAAATGCTTTCACAATTACTCCTGCAAGTGGACAAAAAATTAATGGTGGTACTACTGATGGTAATTTAATAGTAAATACAGAAGGTCAAGGTATAACCTTTGTTTATGTTGATTCAACAGTGGGTTGGAAAACAGTACAAGATAATGAATTTACTAATATTGGTTCTAATTTTATTGTGGCAACAGGAGGTACAGAAACAGAATCTGGTAATTGCAAAATTCATACTTTTACAGGACCAGGCACTTTCACAGTTAATCAAATATCACCTAGTGCACCTAATAATGTTTTAAGTTATTTAGTAGTAGCTGGAGGTGGTGGTGCTGATGGAGGAAGTGGATCTTCACAAAGTGGTGGTGGTGCTGGAGGCTTCAGAGAATTTAAAAGTCCAGTAACACCATATACAGCTAGTCCTTTAGATGGTAATCCAGGTGGAACATCTATTACAGCAACAGTTGTTGCTTTTCCAATTACAATTGGTGCTGGAGGAGCAGGATTAGAAACTTCTGGAGGAACTCCAACAAATCAAGCTGGAGGAAGTAATTCAATATTTAGTACAGTTACATCTGCAGGAGGAGGTTCAGGAAATCCAGGTGGTAATCCAACAGCAGGAAATCCAGGTGGTTCTGGAGGTGGTGGATCAGCAAATAATCCACCAGCGGCAGCAGGTAGTGGAAACACTCCACCAGTAAGTCCACCACAAGGAAATGATGGTGGCAATGCTACTCCAGCTTTAGTTCCAGGTCAAAGAGCAGGTGGAGGCGGAGGTGGTGCTGGAGGTGCAGGTGGTCAAGGTCAAAATCCAAAGGTAGCTGGTGCTGGAGGTGTAGGTGTTCCTACATCTATAACAGGTTCTGCTCTTTCTTATGCAGGTGGTGGCGGTGGAGGTAATCAAGGTCCTGGTGGTTCTGGAGGTGCAGCAAGTCCTTGCGGCACAGGTGGAGTTGGAAGAATAGGAGGTGCAAGTCCTGGAGTAGGTGGATCAGGTACAGCCAATAGAGGTGGAGGTGCTGGAGCTGGTAATGCCTGTGGAGCAGGAGGTTCTGGTGGTTCAGGTGTAGTAATAATAAGATACAAATTTCAATAGGTAAATTATGAGTGAATTAAAAGTAAATAAAATTAGTCCAAAAACAGCATGCGGAACAACTACACTTGGAGATAGTGGAGATACGTTTACTATTCCAGCTGGTGTAACAATAACAAATAATGGGACACAGACAGGTTTTGGTAGAACTGGAACAGTAGATTGGCAAACATCAATTAAAACAGCAGCTGCTTTTACAGCGGTAAATGGTGAGGGTTATTTTGTAGATACTTCATCTAATGCTATTACTGTAACTTTACCAGCAGGGACTGCTGGATCAATAGTTGCTTTTAGAGATTATGCAAGTAATTTTAACACCAATGCTTTAACTATTGCAGCAAATGGTTCACAAAAAATTGAAAACAGCACAAATGATTTTATAAGTTCTATAAATGGAGAATCATTTACTCTAGTTTATGCAGATGATACCAAAGGCTGGTTAGTTATTAATGATGCAAATAAAGATGCAGGTTTTTCAGCTGGATTTATAGTAGCAACTGGCGGAACAATTACAACAGTATGTACAAATTATAAAGTTCACACATTTACAGGCCCTGGAACATTTTGTGTTTCATCGGGTGGTGGTCCACAAGCTCTTGCTGGTTATGTAGTAGTTGCAGGTGGAGGTGCATCTCCTGATACACACAGTTCAGGTTCAGGTGCAGGTGGTTTTAGAGAAGCAAAATCAGATCCTGTCACTGGTCCTTACACTGGTAGTCCTCTTGCCTCTAGCACTACGATACAATATGGGGTGGGTGCATTTCCAGTCACAGTAGGTGCTGGTGGTTCGCATAGCTCAGGTTGTTGTGGTGGTGGTCCAGGATCAAATTCAATTTTAAGTTATTCAGGCTCATCAATTACTTCTGCTGGTGGTGGAAGAGGTAGAAATAATGCTACAGGAGAAGCAGGAGGTTCAGGCGGTGGTGGAGGATCTTCAGGTAATCCAACAGTTTTACCAGGAGCTGCAGGAAATACTCCTCCAGTAAGTCCATCACAAGGAAATCCAGGAGGCACAGGAGGTGGTGGTCCAGGTGCACAAGGAGATGTAACTGGTGGCGGTGGTGGAGCTACTGAAGCAGGTGTAAATGGCAATGCTCCAGGAACAGCGTCAGGTAGAGGTGGTGCAGGAACAACATCAAGTATTACAGCATCATCAGTTGCTTATGCTGGTGGCGGAGGTGGAGGTGGAAGACCACCAAACAGCACTTGTAACGGTGCAGCGAGTCCGTGTGGCACAGGTGGATTAGCAAACGCAGGAGATAATGCTTCACAACCAACAAGAAATGGTATAACAAACAGAGGTGGTGGTGGTGCTGGTGGAGTATCTGGTGGTACTTGTGCAGGTAATGGTGGTTCAGGAATAGTAATAATAAGATATAAATTTCAATAATAAATAAATAGGAGAAAACAAACATGGCACATTTTGCAAAACTAGGAGCTAACGGTAAAGTTATTCAAGTGCTAACGCTTGATAACAAAGACATGCTTAATGCTGATGGTATTGAAGATGAAGCTGTTGGTCAACAGTATTTGGAAAGGCATAATAATTGGCCTGCACAAATGTGGATCCAGACTTCTTACAATACATCAGGAAATAAACATAATTCAGGTGATGACTCTAAAGCATTTAGAGGAAATTACGCTGGTATAGGGTATTCTTGGGATGAAGATAATAATATCTTTTGGCCTAAAAAACCGTATGCATCCTGGGTAAAAGATACTTCAACTGCAAGTTGGAAATCACCAATAGGTGATGCACCAGCATTAACTGCAGAGCAAGAAACACAAAATGAAGCTGGCACTCATAGATGGAATTATTCTTGGAATGAAGATAATCAATCTTGGGATTTAGCAGATTTAAACGCATAATAAAATATACCTCTCAAAAACATTGACTTTTTATAATAGGAGTGTATAATAGATAGGTATATGAATAAAAATACATTGTCGGAAATAGCATTGTATCATGGTGACATTGCTATGCCAAAAAATTTTGAAATAGATCGAGATAAATTAAGCACGGACATTTTACAATCTGATATTACAGATTCACCTTTTCCATTTTCAAGAAACTGGGATATGCTTAATACTTATATGAGAGATCATTTTAATCTTAACTATGGACGAAATTTAATAAATAAATCTACTTGGGGTAATATTTATAAACCAAATGAAATAAGTATTCCATTACTAAATATTGATCCAGTAGATCTTAGAAACTCACCAGACTTTACTTTTCTTTACGGAGTTAAAGTTAATAGTTGTAATGTTAGAATACATTATGAAGATAACAGACGTAAGGGTAGAAGCTGGGATATTGAATTAGAAAATAATAAATTTATTATGTTTCCCTCAACATGTATGTATTATATAACAAATACACAAAGGGATAGTTTGAATTTTATTCAAACGATAACATATGAATATATCTAATTACTATTGGTATTTTAAATCTGCATTAACACCTAAATTCTGTGATGATGTAATACAATATGCATTACAACAAAAAGAAGTTATGGCTAGAACAGGTGGATATGGTGATAAAAAATTAAATAAACAAGAAGTATTAGATTTAAAAAGAAAAAGAAACTCTGATCTAGTTTGGTTAAATGATACTTGGATATATAAAGAACTACACCCATATGTGCACGAAGCAAATGCAAAAGCTGGTTGGAATTTTCAATGGGAAAGATCAGAATCTTGTCAGTTTACAAAATATAAATTAAATCAATATTATGACTGGCACTGTGATAGTTGGGATAAACCTTATGATAAACCAGGTACACCTGATCATGGTTGTATTAGAAAATTATCTATGACTTGCCAGTTAACAGATGGATCAGAATATAAAGGTGGAGAATTAGAATTTGATTTTAGAAATTATGATCCACACATGAGAGATGAATCAAAACACAGAATACAATGTAAAGAAATTTTATCCAAAGGATCAATAATAATATTTCCCTCGTTCGTTTGGCATAGAGTAAAACCCGTAACATCAGGTACACGATACTCATTAGTCGTATGGAATATAGGGAGGCCGTTTAGATAATGTATATAAATAATTATTTTAGCACAACTATTTGGAGTGAAGAAAAACCAGAGTTTGTTAAATCGTTAAATAAAGCTAGCAATAAATATGTTAAAGAAGCTAGAAATAGAGAAAAAAAATATATAAAAGAATATGGTGATTTTGGAAGATCATATCATTCAACACCACTAACAGCTGATAATGATTTCTTAGATTTTAGAAATTATATTGGTCAAAAATCTTGGGAATATTTAGATCATCAAGGTTATGATATGTCACAATATCAAACTATGTTTAGTGAGTTATGGGTCCAAGAGTTTGCTAAAAAAGGTGGTGGACATCACTCTGCACATATACACTGGAATCAACATGTATCAGGTTTTTATTTTTTAAAGTGTAGTGATAAAACTTCTTATCCTGTATTTCATGAACCAAAGACTGGTGCAAGATGTACAAAATTAAAAATGAAACCAGATTTAAAAGGTGTATGGAATGGCCATGAACAATTTCATATAAGACCTAAACCAGGAACATTAATTATATTTCCAGGTTATTTAGAACATGAGTATGCTGTTGATCATGGTATAGAACCATTTAGATTTATACATTGGAATATTACAGCTATTCCAAAAGAGATGGCAAAAGATGCATAATATAAATTATGAAATAGAGCCTGAATTTAAAATCTCT